CTAAGTAATAGTTACGATAGGCTTGTACTGTATTATCACACTTGTATTCATCTGGCATACATTGTGGTGGAGGTGTAAACTCACCTTCTGGAATATTTTTTGGTATCATCTCTAGAGCATAGAATATGTCCATACACTTGTGCAACTTACCATAACGGAAAGTATACTCACCTAACATTGCCTTGAACAAATCAAAGTGCCACATATAGTTTTCGTCTGTCTCTCTAGTCCATATTGTACTAGGATGATTCTTGTGTGCTATCTTGTACAGACCATGTTTGTCTGCATATTCGTCGCCGTCTAGAATACGATGTGCTGTTGATAACATCTGAGCTGATTCTAATACCATCTTGACTGCGTGTTTATCACACTGCATTTCTGAAATTTCTATTGGATCATTATCTAGATAAAATATATTCATTCTATTTCCTGTGCCTCAATGTATAAACCTTTTAGTAGTTTGTTTAGTTTTGGTTTGTTTAGTGCCTCACTATCAATCTCACCAACATACTTCTCTAGCAATGTCATTGTATCTTCAATCTCATCTAGTTCTTCATCTGCAATAGAGTTTGGATCAAGGTCACTAAAGTCCTCGACAATCTTTAATTCAAGAAAGTTACCTTCATTATAACAGGTTTCTACGAATCTGTCAAAGGTATAGAAGTCTGTCTTTTTAACTACAAATATTTTTACATAAGTGTTTTCGTATTCGGACAGGTCCATACTCAACATATCTTTTTGTTGACTGTCATCATAAAAGATTTTATGGAATAGTCTATTTGGGTTCTGGTGAAACTCAAACTCTCTGGTGTCAGTATCATAGATATGAAAACCTTTTGCTGAGTTGTAGTCGGCCCAGTTGATTTCATACGGTGCACCAAGATAACGAATGTGTCCATCATCCTGTTGTGTATGATAGTGCCCAGAGAATACTCGCTCGTATCGTCTGAACAAATCTCTATCTAACCCATGGTCACAATACAACCCAGGCATGATCTCGTTACCGTTGATCTCTAGATGACCCATGGCAACATCTGCCGGGGCCTGAGCAATCAAGTCTACTGACTCTGCATAATGTGCAGGGGCAATCCAGGGTATGAATAGAATGTCAGCACCGCCAATGTTTGCTACCTGTGGTACATCTTGATACAATTCGATGTTACTGTATTCACCACAAGTCAATGAGATAGAGTTTACCTCATTGTTGTTCTTGTAGTAACAGTCGTGATTGCCGACCAGCATATGAACATCATAGTCCCGTGCTGGTTCAAAGAACATCTCTTTCGCTGACTTCAGGCTAGCATAATTAGCATACTTACGACGATCAAAGCAATCGCCCAAATGCAGGATCGTTGTAACTCCTTCCCTTTCAAGTATTGGGAAAAAAGTTGTTTCGTAGAATTTTCTCTGGAATTGTGCAAAGGAAACATTATCATTCTTTCCTCCGTAATGTGTATCAGTTATTATTGCAACTTTCATATTTAATCATTGTCATGGAATGTGTATTTATCCAACATCTCAACAAACGCTTGTTGATAGTCTCTTTCATCGTCGTGTGCTTGAACTGCGATGCGAGCTTCTATGTTGGTCTCCTTTAATAGTTTTTCTTTGATGGACTGTTGTTTTTTCTCTTTCGTAATCCGTCGAATAAAAGCATAGTAGATAATCTGAGTAAAGTAAGCAAAGGGGTTCTTTGATTTCTCTGGGTCAAACTTATCTATATACTGTAGACAGTTTTCAATACCATCACTTATCATTTCTTCACGATAGGTGTAGTTGATAAAGTTAGGTCTATACGAAAGATGATTAGCAATCTTTAGAATACACTCACCCAAGTAGTTTGATATTTGTGGAACTGGTGCTCCTGTTTCTTCTGCTTCTCTGAGTAATTCTTTTCTCTGTTTGATTGCTTCTAGAAACTCTTTATTGTTCACATAATGTATTGGTTTCTTTTTCTCACGGGCCATCGTTGTGTTCTCCTATGACACATACTCCCCAAATAGACCTAAAATAACTTCCACAGCATCGTCTAGATTATCTAGTCGCCATGCAGCATTACATTCTATTAGGGAATGATCTAACAACTGGTTATCATCTGAAACAACAATCAATGGCTTCTTCAAACCCAACGTCCAACCAATCTCAATAATAGTACCAATAGATGGTCGTCTGTCATTCATTTCTTTAGGGAGATATGCTAACACGATATCAGCACTTTCAGTGTCTAACCAGTTCTTTGCATTGATAGCACGTGGGTCACTCCACATCTTATCTACTGCACCCGGTGTTGTATAAGTCATACCGGGTTTGACTGGTTCACACCGTAGAGGTGAGATACCAATAATGTTACCATTCGATGCATCACTCAATCGTGAGGCTACATCTTTTCTCCATGTTGTTGCTTCGGTCTCGGTCAGTCCGGCAATCGGACCAGCCAAATATACATACTTCTTCATTTTTTAAATGCCTTTTTTGTTTAGACATCTATTAGTATATCAGGCTTACTCGGCGTTGTCAAGACCTACTGACTTCCAATTGATGTGGTGAAACCCAGCATCTCTTGGTACATTTACTGCGTGTGCTTTATCGCCAACGTGAGGACTGATATCATTGATTAGAATACGTCCGGTATCAGCGTATCCCATGAGTAGCACATCAAATGGAATCCCTACCCTTCTCAATTCATCTTCGGTTCGTTGTCTTACGGATTCTCGTCTGCCCGTAATGAGTATGATACGGTGTCCTTGTGACTCCCACTTTCGCATATGCTCTACTACACCATAAAGTGCTTCGTGGTCTTGATGTACTATTCTGGCGTGACCACCATCCATGTATCTGGTTAGGGTGCCATCTATATCAATTATGAGAGTCTTAATTTTTCTTCTCTCCGTTTGGCTCTGTATTCTCTTTTCTTCATAGCATCATATGCTTTCCAGTCACTTGTGATACCACCTTTCCAGTTAGGGTTATTCTCTCCCTTATACCAACCTTGTCTAGCTTCACTTGCCTTCTGCTTACTTTCTTCTGACCAAGACCAAGTTCTACCTTTAAGGGCAGTCCTCAACTTGCGTTTGGTTTCTTCGGTGTGGGGAGGTTGATAGTGACTATTCTTTCTGCCATACATAAAGTGATGTATGTCTTTACCATCATTATCTAATACAGGCAGTTGAGCACCTTCTGCCAAGAGTTCTTCTCGACTAGGTTTCTCATTACGAATAAACTCTTTGAGTCCTGGAAAGTCTTTCATTATTTTTTCAATTTAGGGTTGACAGATTCCTTTTTATATGGTATAATCTATATGTACCGCCGAGGGAAATAGAATATAGCTAATGCAGTATCTTATCCTTATCGTAAATATCTTCATTAAAGTCATCATCAAAGTCTAGATCACCAGCGTAATCAGATACTCTAGTTTCTCCTTCTAAGAGACTTGCTAAACGATCCATATTAGTTCGTAGTTCTTCAAGCATTACACCTTCATCTTTATTTGTTTCAATACCAGATTCTTCTTTTACTTTATTCGATAACATCTTGTAATAAAGTGTTACCTCGTGAGATAGATTGGCTAGTCCAAGAATCTTTACTTTCTCAATATTGAATTTGATATCATCAGTAAATCCAATCCACCTTTGTAGTCCTGTATGTTCTACAGTATGACTGGACTTATCAACTATCTTTTGTTTAGTGACTTGCATAGGGCACTCAACTACAAAAGAGTCATCGTACTCCTGTAATATTTTTACCAACACATCATTCCCATCAATCATTTTGAGAATCTTATATGGTGTATCGTTTGTAGTGCTATCTGCGAATTCCATTATATCTATTTATCTTTCAGTTTAACTGGCACAATGTCATAGTCAAATCCCTGCTCATTGTAGATTTCTATTCTATTTTGTAAATGACCTAAAGTGTAATTGGTCTTACTATTATTATACACCAGATCATCAGCAATGTCAAAGAGTTGCAGTTCTTCCTTATCTCCTGCAAGTCTTAGTCCCCTTCCAATACTCTGTAATACTTTTATCTGGCTCTTGTATGGTGATGCAAATATGATGTTATGAATACGTTTGATATTCACACCAGTAGAGAATGTCCCATAAGATGCAACGATAACTGCATCATCATTCTTCTCAACCAGACTCCTTACTTCCTCACGATCAGCAGTAGGTGTTGTTCCATGTATCAAAAAGATATCTCTGTTCTCTCCACAGGTATCTTCAATCATTTGATATAGAGGTATCAACTGTTTCTCTACATACTGTGCCAACACTAGAATGTTTCCTTCTGTTGCACACACCAGATTCTTGATAAAGAGATTCCTATTCATATGTGTAGAAAGATATTCCATCTCTTGTTGATAAGTCTTACCTTTCATTAACATTTTATTTCTCTTGGTATGCTCTAACACCAGAACACGAATATGCAGATTAGATAGTTCCTTACGTTCTATCAGTTCAGATGTTGTAGTGACTTGTTCGTGTACAGCAAACAAACCTTCAAGCACAAGACGATGTATTTCCGTACCATCTAACGTACCAGTCAGACCAATACGATATTTACAATCGTGTAGCTTATCCATGATACCAGTCAGAGACTTGGCCTTGGCCAGATGTGCTTCATCAACAACGACTGCACCGAACTGACTAAAGTATCGTTTATCTAGTTTGTAAATAGATTGCCATGTAGAGATAACAACTTCTTTAGATGTGTTCTTATCTGAACCAGCATAGAGTTTGTGACAGTGCTCATCAGGGAACCAACCATAGTCGGCAAAGTCACTGTACATTTGTTCTACCAAACTTGTAGTTGGTACAACGATGAGAATTTTTTTATCTTGTTTTTGTAAGTAGTATCGTATCAAAGAATAGATGATAAAAGATTTCCCAGACCCAGTAGGAGAAAGTATAAGCCCACGATTATCACAAATGATTTTATGAATAGCATCTATCTGATAATCTCTGGCCCTAAACTTTCCTCTTTCTATCGACCGAACAAATTTCTCTGTAAGTCTTTTATCAAGGTTCTTGGTTTCAAAATCGTCAGAGAATTCGACTTCGTACCCTTGATCCGTGAGAAACTTCTGGACATAAGGTAGTAGTCCATAATAGATTTTACCAGTACCAGGTGAGAATAACCTGACCCTTCCGTCCCATAATCTTTTTCTGACGGTAGGCATGAATCTTGCTCCGGGGACTTCAAAGGTGAAGAACTCTGATAGTTCTTGTCCTGTTGACGGTTCACACTTAACCCGAATGTAAGCTTCATTAAATTTTTCGATATAAACGGACACTACTATTCACCATGCAAAAACTTCTTCCATTCTATAGTATTGCGAATATTCCAGTTCCGGTTATTGATCTCCTTTAGTATTCTCTCTAGATATTCTACGATCTGTTTTGTGTAAGCCATTCTCTGACTTAACTGTTGTAACTCTCCGTCAGAATCTAAATAGATACCAACGTCTGCCTTCAACACCTTTAGGTCAAAAGGTTTCTCTTTATAAACTTCTGGATTGGCTTTGCCTGTATAATACTCCCACTTCATACGATACATAATCTTGTAGTCATCTTGCAGTTTCTTGTACTGCAAAGACTGCTGAGTAAAATACTTTAGATACTTGTTATGTATTTGTGGAGTACGAATAGACTCAAGGTCCAATTCAGTATCGTCTATTTTTAAATCACGTTCTACTTCTGTATATAATTCTTCAATATTCATAATAAAGTAAGGCGAAGCTGTCAGAGGTTATTGGTCTCTTTAACCTATGTATGCTTCCACCATATAGTGAGAAGATTCTTAACCTACCCCATCAATAACTTAACAGCTTCTGTTTTATTTATCTATGCTTTACTTGGAGATACGTCAAACCAACTGTAAGCAAATGATGCTTCACAGATTGCATAGTCAGTATCACTTTCTTGCTGACTGTATTCTACATTACCTAACGACACTGGAAAAGCATCGTAGATATTGATATTTGCAATAGGATTGTTTTTACTTGTTAGCACTGTCATTTGAATATCAGTATACAAGTTCCTATCACTTGAAGGCACTGAGGATGATGTTGTGCCTTGATCTGTAGTATCTGATTTGAACCGTCTTATCTGAGTATTGATATTTTTACTCAAGTCGATATTGTCAGGTCTTTCAAGTTTGTTGAATTGGTCTTTACCACTGAAGGGGAAACCAATGTTCTTTACCCAGTTGTACATTTCCATGTAGTTCTGTAACTGCTCATCCACAATAAATGTCATATTGAAATTATCATACTGCAATTTATCACCCACCACCGCAACATCTACAAAGGGAGTAAATTGTGAAGCCTGTCCTAGTGTGACACCAGGAATGTTTGCTCTCACAACAAACCATTCTGTTGTTGGGAAGATGGGTAGATAAATCTTAAATTGGTTCGACTGTGAATAGTCAAACACAGATGGCTGACGAGCAAGAGCATCGGTAGTACCAGAATCTACTGTACTGGTACTACCTCCGTATTCTCCGACCCTTAGATCAGTTGCTGCCATTATCCAGACCAGCCAGATCCGTTGAGTGCCATCTTAGTACATTCAATAAAGATTGAACCATTAGCAGTAGCATTCGTCAAATGTAAATCTGAAGTTACTGCTGTTGAACTTGTATGGTCACAGATTAGTCCTGGTTGCCCACCAGTAAATCCCCAAGTACCATTACCAGTAAAACTAAATATCGTATCCGTTCCACCAGTACCTTTAAAGATTAGTTTGAAACCTGCACTTGGACTATCAGTAGTCCAATATAGTTTTGAGATTGCTAGTTTAGAACCTGCAACCCATCCAGACAAGGATGAGTTATCAATGATGAGCTGATCTGAATTAGCTGTAGCATCCAACACAATAAGGTGTTGAGTACGCCAATCAGTATCCATTAATTTTCTTGTAGAGATTGCTGCCATTTTATTTTCCTCATAAAGTTCGGAGCGGAAGGCCTAACTCCTAGTTGTACAATACCTTCTCTTTAATCACTACTATTTATCAATTCCAGTAGATAAAAAAAGACCCCGCCGAAGCGGGGTCTGGAATAAAGTTGCCTTCATTCTTATTTTTAGTAGCAACTCTCTTACATGAGGTTTGCAATCTGGACACGACGGTAGTAGACGTTGGCGTCAACTGTGCCGGAACCGTTTGTTGCAGCTGAACTTTCTGCGAAAGGATTGACCTGTAGCCCGTAACGGGTTTTGAAGCCAATTTTTGGCTGGAAGCTGTTCTCGCCGACTGCACGCACCATCTGTAGAGGTACGTATGGGCAGTAGAAGAGGCCTGCATCGTATGGGCTTGTGCCTTTGTAACCAACAACATAGTATTGGTTTGTAGAAGCACCAGAAGCACCGTAAGGTACGCCCATGTTCATGTAAGGATCAACATAGACTTTGAAACGACCATTCAATGTACCAGCGAATGTGTTGCCTGTGGAGTCAACATTGAGGTTGTCAGATAGAGCTGACTGATAGTCCAAGAGACCTGCCATTGTAAGAGCAGAAGCAACGTCGGCAGAGCAAAGGATGATGTTACCTTTACCACGACGAGTATCGCGAGCAATTACGTTAGCATCACGCTCGATGGAGAACATGAGGCCTTTGAATTTTTCAACAGACCAGCGACCGTTGGAGTCTGTGTTCAAATCGAAGATTCCAGAAGCTGTGGTGTTTGCTGCTGCACCCTGCTTGGAGTTACGATAGATTGTACGGACTACTTCACGGTTGATTTCTGCTAGGATTTCAGAACTTAGAATGTTAGCAAGTTCTGTCTCGGCGTCAAGACCGTGAATAGCTTTGAGGTCCTGAGCGAGTTCCATTGTGTATTCAGCTTTAAGAGCACGTGACTTTGCAGTTACTGTGGCCTTATCGATGCTGAATGCCATTTCGGCAAAAGCATTAGCAGCACTGTCGCCTAGGGCTTCAGCAGCGGCTGTGGACATGCCTGTACCAGTTGAGAAGTTACCAGCACTTAGAGCTTTAAGTACGTCAGAACCTGTATGAGTACCTGTACCAGAGAATTTGGTATCGGCTTCATTGAACAGGGCTTCTGTACCGGCCTGTGATGTGTAACGAGCCTTCATTGCAAAGATAAGTCCTGTAGGACCAGTCATTGGCTGAACGCCGCAGATATCATAAGCAATAAGAGAAGGCATGGCACGACGGACGAGCGAAATTAGGATTGGATCCCAATTGCTGATGCCAGAGCCAGTTGAGTTGGTTGGAGCTGCTTCACGAAGGAATTCTGCATCTTCCTTCATTGCACGCTCTTGGTTTTCCAGGATTACAGTAGTGACTGCCCGACGATAAGGGTCCTTAATCTCGGGAAGATCAGGGTGACCCAATACTGGCTGCCACTTCTCCTGTAGGTGTTCCGTTTGAAACATTTTAGTTTTCTCCCTTTTTGTGTGTAAACTTTAAGCTTCCGCTTTCCCACGGATGTGAGTTCGTGAGATAGCAGACATATAAGCGCCCATTACGTCGGAAACATCAATTTCTTCTGTTCCTTCCACTGGTGCTGCAGTATCATCACTTGGTGTTGTTGCTTGTGCTTTTGGAAAATATCCTTCCTTGATTGTTTCGACTTTCTCACGAAAATCCTCTTCGCTCGTGTATTCGATATTTTCTGTTAGGCCAGCAAACTTTTCTACTTCTGTATCAGCTAGATCAGAAGCAACGTCTAGTAGAATGTCAGTCCTTTGGAGATCAGCATTCGTTTTGGTCAATGCAATATTCTGCTCTAGAGCTTCGTTCAATTTATCCTCGAGCTCGGCAACCTTCTCGGATGCTGCGTCAAGCATATCAAACTGTTCCTCAGGAACGGAAATATTGTGTTGTTCAAATAGAACTTTGAGTCCGGTCATGAAGCCTTCTGCGATTTCGCCTTTGAGCTTGTGCTCCATAGCAACTTCGTTCTTCTTCATCCATTCTTCTACGACATAGTTAAGATAGTCATCGACTTTCTCAGCCATTTCTTCTTGTGCTTCTTCGATTTGAGTTGCGAGTTTGGCTTCGTACTTTTCTTCAAGATGAGTCATTTCTTCTTTGAGTTTCATCCGAATAGCAGCTTCAAAAATTGTAGCAGCCTTCTTCTTAAACTCTTCCTCTAAACCGTCTGTTTCGGTTAGAGCAGAAACATCATCAGAAAGATCCATAGCAGCGACACGCTCAGCAATCGACTCTTCCTCTGCCTCTTCGACTTCGGGGGTTTCTGCGATTACATCGTCATCTTCCTCAACTTCTTCCATCTTTGCGGATGCATCAGATGACTTAGTTGTTGGAGGAGATGCTTTCTTTTCCTTCTTTGCAGCTTCCTTACCGGGATCGGATTTGGCATCGGGAGACACAACAGCCGGGCCCATGTCTTGTACTTCACCGTCCAGCTTATCGCCTTTCTCAGCTGGTGCAGCACCTTTCTTGGGGGCATCGGCAGATGCTTCGTCTAGTTGCGTATCGTCAACGAATTCCTCGTCGGCAATCTGCTCTAGCTCGGTATTGATATCTGTCATTGTTGAATAACTCCCTATGTGTTTTTCGATATATTAGTTATTTATCATATTCAAACTTTTGACATGAAATCTTCAAACACTTTGACACGATTTTCAATCTGTGCAGAGCGTTTTGCGTATTTCACCTTCAATTGTCTTTTATATGCATCAATATCCATTTCTTTGATAATGCCGTTGTCCCAAACCCACTCCTTGCCTTCCATGATGCCTTCCACGAAAGCATTAGGAGCAGAAGGATCTGCAACGATGTCGGCCGCAGTAGCCAAATAGAAATCATCTTTGACGACCTGCATATCTCTTTTGGGTTCTAGTGAACCCATACCTCTTGACGAAACGCCAAGTTTGGCACCCTCATCAATAAGATTCTTTACGATTTTTCCGTAAGGTGTATCCATTATCTTTGCTTCACCGATGAAGTTTTTACCATCGGGGTGAAGGTCAGTAATCATATGTGATACCCTTTCTAGATTTACAGTTGGCCCATCAGGATGACCCAACTCACCAAAGGCTCGATTTTGGTTGACATACTCTTTGTTATATCGACCAACTTCTTTTTCTAATACAGACATTGGATACATACGACCGTTACGGTTTTTCATCTCTGCCTGCATGAACACACCTTTGATGCGATAGTTTTTAGGACCGTCATCGGTTTTTTCGATTAGGTATTCAATACTATCAATGTGTTCAGATATAAGTTTCATTATTCTTCCTCTGTTTCAGGTTCCTCTACTGAGATAGTTTCTTCAGCTTCAGGTTCCTCTACTGGAGTATCAAATGCTGTACGGGCTACATCTAATTTTGCTGCTGCCCAAGCATCGTCAGTCTTTGCAGCCATAACATCTGCGAAAACATCATTGGCTGTATTAAGATCACCTTTTGCAACTGAACCAATTAAATCTCTTGTTGTTGCCATCATAAATCTCCTTTATTTATTTACTAATATTTATAAATATTATTTTTCTTCGTCGTCTTCCGGTTCTTCATCGGGAACATCTTCTTCTTCCCCAGGACCGTCGTCATAATCGTTCTCGTTATCCCAAGAACCAAACCCACCATCAGAGCCGCCCATATCAGTACCAGCATCTGGATTAACTGCTCCACTTTCTTTCTCATCTTCAATCTGCTTATCAATCAATTCCATTTCTTCTTGAGTCTGTTTGAGTACATTCTTACGGACCCATTCGATGGAGAAGTATGTACCGACATACTCCGTAACACCATTGAGTTGATTGATGCGAGCTTCTAAAAGTTCTGCATCCTTTAGTTCGTAGAAATGATTGTCATCATTAAAGTCAAAGATAATATCTTCCTTAATACCTTCCCAATCCTCGGCAGTCATAATACCTTTCAGTACGCACTGAGTCTTGAGTAAGTCTTGGAACAATAGAGAGAATCGTTTTCGTAGTCTCTGAATAAACTTAGTGAACTTTATCTCGTCCCGTGTAATCTCTGCTGATCGACCCATGTTGAAACCGGAGTCAGACTGCAATCGTGAGATAGGAATGTTGAGAGACTTGTAAAGTTTTTCTTGGAAGTATTGTACATCTTCCATCTCGCCTAGGTTCTGACCTGCAGGCAAGGTTGTAATCTCTGTACCTCGTCCGCCTTCTCGTCGTGGTAACCAGAAGTCCTCAAGCATTGACATTTGATTACGGTCGTCTTTGACTTCTCCCGTATTACCATCATACACAACCTTATTACGATAACGACTCATCACATCTTTGAGATAAGCTTCTGCTTTAGGTTTGGGTAGATTGCCTACATCAATGTAGAAGATTCTCCGTTCTGGTGCTCGACTGATACGATAGATAACTGTCGCATCTTCCATCATGCGAAGTTGGTTTGTTGGTTTGATTGCCTTATGCAAATAACCGTAAACTTGTTTAGTTGTTGGATTGAAGATACCAGAAGTACAATATGCAAT